TACCTACAACAGCACCAGCAATACTTGGGCAGTAAGCAACGGTGCCAACATAAGTGGAGCCGTAAGTGTCAGCGGCAACATCACTGGTGGCAACATTAGCACCGGTGGAGCAATGGTTATTACTGGTACAAGTACCGCCGCAAGTTACAGCGCAACTGGCAACATTACAGGTGGCAACTTGTCAGCTGGCACAGGTACCATCACTGGTGGCAACATTGTTAATGCCAATGGAAATGGTATTGGTAATATTGGCAGTGCAACAACATATTTTAACACAGTGTTTGCCAAAGCAACAAGTGCTCAATACGCGGACTTGGCTGAAATGTATGTAGCTGATACCGGCTACACTCCCGGCACTGTAGTAGAGTTTGGCGGCACTCATGAGATAACAGTCGCAACCGCAACACATTCCGCACAGGTGGCCGGTATCATATCTACTCAACCAGCCTACCTAATGAATGCCACACAAGCCGGCGAGCACCTACTTGAAGTGGCCTTGGTTGGACGAGTTCCCTGTTCAGTAATTGGTACAATACGCAAAGGCGATCGTTTAGTATCCAGTGGTCTACCTGGTGTTGCCCAAGCCCTAGATATCAATTTATACCAACCTGGATGCATTGTTGGTAAAGCCTTACAAGAATACAATTCAACCGAACCTGGAGTGATAGAAGTAGCAGTAGGAAGGTCATAATGCAGTCTAGATATCGCACAGACTATGCTGGCGAATTTGTAATACTAGAAACTCGATGGGGCGCCGGCAAAAAACAAGAAGCCAGAGAATGGATTCCAAATCCCATTGACAATCATCACCTGTCGGGTCGTGCGGCCTGCATTGGTAGCAATTTAGATCAGTGGCAGTTTGATTACACACGACTACAACGTCACCGCGGCGGATTGTTGGGCAGTAAAAAACTACAGACCTACGGCACAGGATTGGTTGCTCAACAAATGCGGTTAGATTTTGCAGTAGAAACCAACACCGATAATTTAAATAAAATTTTAGCAACAGGTTATCAACGTGATAACATTGTGTATACCACTGCACGTAATTGTATCAGTAATCCAGGAGAATTTTATTTAATTCCTCATAAACCCAGATTGATTGACATGACTCTTGCAGTATATCTGGCTGCGTTTGATGGCCATAAAGAAGTGTTCTTATTAGGCTACACAGATGAATCACCAGGCAATTCATTAAATTGGCAAGCACAACTTGCTGAAGTATTTTTAGCTTATCCGGGTGTTAAGTTTTATCTGGTAGGCGAAAGCACACGTATGCCTGATGTTTGGGTTGACTGTTTTAACACTCAGGTTATGACCTATCCTGAGTTTATCAGTTACTGTGATGTATAAACGCTGGATTCAATAGTCAAAATCTTATTTTGCACCGCTTCAAAATTCACAGTTGACCACAGGCCTGGATGCATAGGTTTGGGCCATGTGCCCGAATCAATCCAGGCATAGCCTATGTGTTCGTAATTTAGTATGGGTCGAAATTCTTGATTTACAATGCAAAAAAATGTATGATATTCAAATCCTGCATCTGTTGTGGTGAACTTTTCCAACGGCATCATACGCACATAGTCGGGCATTGAACCAATTTCTTCTTCACACTCTCTAACAATAGCAGTCATTAAAGTTTCGCCAAATTCTACACGTCCACCAGGTAATCCCCATGACCCCGGATGTTTTGAATCATTCCGCATGAGATACAGATAGCGGCGAGTATTGACCGCATAAAACCAAACACCCACTGCTTTTATAATACTAGACTCCATGTGCCTCCAGGATACAGGCCTTGATATGATTTAATCCATGCTGTACCAGTCCATTCATACTGTATTTCTGTTGTGATATTTGTGACATACTGTATATTATCTGGACTTGAGCTGCTGTCAAAAGAAATTGTCCACCTGGCGCCATCATACTCAACAATATCGTTGGCTTGAGCAACCAGGGGTTGCCCACTGACTCCGGCCCAGGCTTCGGCATAACCTTCGTTAAACGTTCCAGTATCTTCGGTAAACAAATATCTTTGCCCAGCGGCAGCCGAGGCCAATCCAGCACCTGGTCCACTGCGTAGTGGATCAATAACAGACAAAACTGGTTCCAGTGTGTTGCTGGGAGTTGACCCAGCGTCTACAGTAAACAACAAAAAGCGATCATCGGTAGGATCGTAACTGACATGACCAATGACTTCGGTTCCATCATCTTGTTCTAATTTAATGTAGCTGATGCCGTCTCTCAACACCCCGTATGCTCCAACAACATTGTGCCATAACAAATTGCTGTCTGGACTACTGGCCGGATTCAAACTGGCATTGGGTTGATCAACCACTTGTTGTTCACGCAAGGCTTGTAATCGACCAACAGTTCCTGGACTTCCACCAATCAGCAGGGCTTGATACCCGTATGGTGTAATTACTTGACGTGTGCCCAACAACAGGTCATTGTCAAGAATAGCATTGCTGGCATCGCCATTGGCATCAAACACACTCATGACAATGCGTTCGACCACGCCCAGTTTCTTGACTTTAGCTGGACTTGACAACCAAATTGGTATACTAAAGGTAAGTGTGGCTATGTCTATAGGGTTTTCAGTTCCAATCGGAATGGTTCGATTACTCCATTTGGTTGATTCAAGATTACACACAGTCAGACTGGTCCAGTCAATAAAATTATCGGTGCTTTGTATTTCTAATGCAGGGTTAAACAACACTAATATTTGCTCCAATATCTGCATTTTTTGATTGGTGTTTGAAGTCCATATGTCCAATGCAATGGTCAACTTGTATGGTACCGGCATCAAACGCTCAATGGTAAATGCATTGCCCTGCGTGGTTTCGTATGTGTCAGTTGCTTCATCATAGGTGCGTTGGCGAACTTGCATGTTACTTACAAAGTTGGGCTCTTGCATTCTTGGACGATCGTAATCAAGTCCTGTGACATAAAACGTCATTAATGGAGTTGACGGCATGTCACTGGCACTGTTTTGTTGCATAATAGTCTGTGCTTGACGGCTAGCATCGCCGTACCGAACGGGCACACGAATTAGTGTGTCGTTTTTGCCAGATTCGTTGCGGCCATACTCGACACTGAAGTTACTGAAGATTCTGGCAAACTGTAGTAAGAAGCGACGAATTTGTTGATCGTAAAAAAATTGTGCCATTTATCGTCCTGGGGGTCTTGGGTTTGGTGGTGTAATATTGCCGCCTTGGCTACCGTTGTCGGCTTGTGGTTTGAGTATTTGACTTAAACTTTGACGACTTGGAATATTGCCTTGATCTGTGGTAGCAACAGTGTATGTATTGTTGACAAAGCTGGCACGTTGAGTTAATGCACCTGTGGCTAAATCTAGGTCAGTACGAACATTGTCTTCAATTTTAACCCAACTCGCGCCACTGAATCTAAACAAGCGATTGGGAAAGTAATCTAAACGCAGGGCATAGTCGCCTGCAACTGGATTGGGTGGAAAGCTAACTCCTGGTGTTACAGGCAAGCCATTGGGTGCTTGTCCATCACCAGTTAGGTAACCCATGACATAGCCAAAGCTCTTGGGAGTATTACCTTCACCGGTTTGAGTGCTGTCTACTGTGGGATAGGTATCATCGGCAGTGAGACCGGCTCCTGCAGGTTGCCCATTGTCAGTAGTGGGCAATATATAGAATTTTGTAACATCGTAACCACTGAGCGGAACATCGGCCTGTGCTTGTACCAGTAATGCATCATTGATTTCCAGATCTTTGGGCCTGGTACTCATTTGATCGCCCACTGTGGTAGGCGTGGTCACTGCTTGCCAATAATCTGTGTCAGTGATGTCAGTTCCAGGTGGAACGTTTTGCTGTGCAACATAATAGGTACCACCGTTGTTGACTGTTTCGCCACTGGGATAAAAATTGCCAGGATCCCAGATATTTTCCGGCATAAATGGCTGGTTGATGATTTGGCTGTATTCTTGAGCATTAACCAGCGGCGTGGCTTTGATCCGCCACAGGTGTGGTAACCAAGTTTGGCTAAATCCTTCACTGGCATAGTTGCCATCCTGTATCACATAATATCTAGGCAGTGCATTAGGAATTGCACGATTCAGTGGATGGTAGTCTTTTAAATTAGGAACTTCAATAACATCACCTACCATGAGCTTGCGTCCAAAAGTGTCGATCATGTTGTTGTAGTGGAATGTGATAAACAAAGTATCGTTGTTTAAGAACAGGCCAAATTGCGTCAAATCAAAATCAACGTCTTGCGTACGATAAACACCACGCATGATGTACACGTCTGGATCGTATGCTCGATCTCGATTTTCCAACAACAGTAAATCTTCGATAAACAACGGATTTGTAGTATCGTAAGTGGGCAAGGTAGCGTCACCGGGATTGTTGGTTTGTTCTGGATCTACTATAGGTCCGAGATATTTGTGAACATAAATGTCAATTCCGCCAACAGTAAACATCTCTTTGATAGTGCGATCAAAGAATCGGTAGTCAGCAGTTCTGTTTGGGCGATATAGGCTTAGGCGTGGCATAGTTATGTATTTATGGGTTAGATTGACTTGTAATTCAAAAGCTCGTATAATTACACGCATGGACGAACTATTTCAACGCTTGGACCGTGCAGAACGAGCCATAGCCAATGTCAAAAATAAGGTGGCCCGTAAAGATCTGCTCAAAATGGTTCGGGCAATAGACCATGCTATTACAGCCGCAGATATGGAAAGTGTAGAATGCCGTAGAACACGCAAGGAAACATTACGGTATAAGGAATTAGTGCAAAAGACAAATAATTTACTTACAAACTTAGAACAGCACATAACCTTTGCTAATTTGCTCGGTTGACAAATGGGTAATTTTCACATATAATACATGTATGGCTAAAACAAACGAAATCAAACGACTAAACCCCAAGGGTGCTGACTCCAAATACATTGGATTCGAACCCGAATGGCCGACGCAACCTGCTGACGAAAATCGCGTCAGTGCCTTGGCCAATGGATTCCATTGGTACAACTATCATTACGGTAAAAAAGATGCCAAGGATATGTTGTGTCATTATTTAGAGCACAACGGGCGCACAAAAGATGCTCGAACAATGCGTGGCATTCCCGACAGTCAAATTCGACTTACACCTGCTTGGGTGTGTCGTATGACCTTGCTTGGGTTGCAATTAAAAGATTACGAGCAGGCCAGTATCAATGAGCAATTGGATGAAATGCTCCGGGCCAAACAAGAAATCCGACGGGCACAGGCTGACGTTGATGCTGACGCTGCCGTAGCCCGGCTCACAATTCAAGATCACCTGCGTGAAAAAGTGTCAGAATGCTGTGGCGAACTAGAAGGCATGTTTGATAATTTTATTGACGCAGGCGCTAAGATGTCGGCGGACTTTAAACCACTGATGTTAATACGTGGTCTCAATATTAGCCCCAACATGATCAGCACAGTCGCTAAAGTTTGGGAATTAAGACTAGCCGAATTTAGCGAAGTGTTGGAAGGCACGGACCCTCAGTTGGTTGAAGGATACAGCCATCTCACAAAAATACAACTTCGTAATTGTGTAAAATTTTGTGAAACTGTAATCAATGATTGCAACAGTTATGTTCAACTGAAAAAAGTAGAACGCAAACCACGCAAGGCCAAGCCAGTTAGTCCGGAAAAGAAAGCGGCCAAGTTTAAGATTTGTGCAGAATTTGCAGAACTCAAACTCAAAAGTTTGCCGGCCGCACAACTGGTTGACAAGAGTGAAGCCTGGGTTTATGATACCAAAAAACGCAAACTGATACACATTGTGGCTGATGAATATGCCAAGGTGTTTACCGTCAAGAACAATAGTGTGATTGGGTTTAGCAAGATAGAAACAGTGCAAAAGACCCTGCGTAAACCGGCTGAAACTGTTAAACTTGTAACGGCCGCAGGCAAACCGGCTGCTCGCAAGATCTTCAAAGAACTTTCTACAACAGAAACAGCGTGGAACGCTCGCGGAACTGAAAACTTAGTAATACTGCGGGCATGGTAAAACTGCTAAATACAGGGAACGGAGCTTCCCTACATGGCCTTAGAAAACCAAGCAAGTCTAGACACCCTAAAACAGAATCTTTTTGATTATGTTCGCCTACAGATAGGCGATCAGATCGTTGATCTCGAGTTGGATGCTGAGCACTATGAAGCCGCATACCAACGCACCATTGGTGTATACCGTCAACGGGCACAAAACGCCTACGAAGAAAGTTACAGCTTTTTGGAACTGGTAACCAATGTGAATATCTATGATATGCCACAGGAAGTCATTACTGTGCGTCAAATCTTTCGTAGAACATTTGGCGATAGCACAGGCCCATTTGCCAGCAATTTTGACCCGTTTAGTCAAGCGTCAATGAACGTTTATCTAATGAACTTCAACGTAGCAGGCGGCCTCGCCACTTATGACTTTTACAGTCAGTATGTGGAACTAGCTGGGCGTATGTTTGGTGCCTATATGAACTACACCTACAACCCAGTGACCAAAAAATTACAGTTGATTCGTGATCCCAAAGGCACTGGTGAAGCAGTGTTGATGTGGACTTACAATTTAAAACCCGAATTTAACCTGTTGAGCGATTTCCAGATACAACAATGGATTCGAGACTACATGGTTGCAGCCTGTAAAATGATCATTGGCGAAGCACGTGAAAAATTTGGCACCATTGCCGGACCACAAGGCGGTGGAACACTCAATGGCACTGCAATGAAAGGCGAAGCACAAACCCAAATGGATGCCCTGCTCGAAGATCTTCGCAGATATGTTGATGGTAGCCAACCACTTACCTGGGTAATAGGTTAATATTCACTAGACTTTGATTACAACTTGTGCTATACTACAGCATGAGTTCATTAATGATTGACATAGAAGGTTTAGGCACTGGTCCTGATGCGACCATTTTGACCATTGCGGCACAGAGCTTCGACCCGTTTGGGACAGGATACTATGCCCGTCAATACTATGCCCGAATCACTCTTGAAAGTCAAGAAAATCGCACTATTCAACAAGACACCATAGATTGGTGGGCAACTCAACACGAAGCACAGTCTGAGGCTTTTATGGAAGAAGGTCGAGTAGATCTAGACACCGCACTTGACAGTCTATACAAACTGGCCTGGCAACACAAATTTATCTGGGCCAATGGTCCGACCTATGACATGAACATCTTGGAACATGCCTACAAAAGCTATGGCAAAAGTTTGCCTTGGCAGTTCTACAATGTTCGCGACGCTAGAACTGTGTATAGTTTATGGCCTGACCTGCCCAAACCCGCTACCAGTCACCATGCACTGGAAGACTGCCGTAGACAAATTGACATGCTCCAGGCCACATTACGACATCTGAATGTAAAGGAAATACGATGAAAGTGTTGGTCAATGGATGTAGTCATTTGGCCGGCACTGAATTACATATTAATCCTAAAGTTGCACGAACGCTGACCTGGCCAAATTTAATCAACGAGTGGACTGATGTAGTTAATATTTCAGCCGCAGCTTCGAGTAATGACTCAATTTGCCGTCGAACAATAGCAGAACTCAATGAAAACAACTATGATTTTGTATGTGTTCAATGGACTCATTTTGATCGTATTGAACTTCAAATACCATTTCATAAAGAACACGGTGTCAAACACAAATGGTTTTGTATCAACAGCAGCAATGCTGTTGAAAAAAACGAGCTTAATAATAATCCTGAGTTAATGTTTGATATTGCTCGTAGTATTTTTTTAAAACAATTTGACAATACATGGTTTAACAATTTTAATCTTGCACAAATAGTGACTTTACAAACATATTTAAAAAATCAAAATATACCTTATCAATTTGGATTTGTGTTAGACTGCGAGCTTGATCAAATAATGAAAACTGGTCTTGTTGATATGGACCAGGTTGTTAATATTGCCTGGGTTGATTTTTGCAATCAATATTGTTTTCAAAGACTAGTGGCACATTATGGGCCGGATGCACATGAGGCTTATGCCCAAAGAATTAATTTATTAAGGAAATAAGATGATCATTGGAATTTGTGGACTAATTGGTTCTGGGAAAGACACCATTGCTGACTACTTGCAAAACATACATCAATTCCGCAGAGAAAGTTTTGCTCATGCTCTTAAAGATGCAGTGGCACAGGTTTTTGGTTGGGACCGTGAGCTGTTGGAAGGACGTACTAAAGAATCAAGAGCCTGGCGCGAGCAAGTGGATACATGGTGGGCAGAACGTTTGAAAATGCCTAACTTAACTCCTAGATATGTATTACAAGTTTGGGGCACTGAAGTTGCCCGTAAAAGTTTTCACGATGATATCTGGATCGCAAGTTTAGAAAATAAACTTAGAAAAACCACGGATGATGTGGTAATTTCGGACTGCCGTTTTCCTAATGAAATTAAAAGTATTCGACGGGCCGGCGGCATCGTGATTCGTGTTGTGCGTGGCCCAGAGCCCAAGTGGTACGCCGCTGCGGAAAGTGCCAATAGAGGACCCAAAGGCAATATGACTTGGGCACTGAGCTGTCGCGAGCTAGAAAGAGCCAAAGTTCATGCCAGTGAAACTGCTTGGATTGGTACAAAATTTGACGCCGTAATAGACAACAATACCGATGGACTAGACAATCTGTATAGTCAAATTAAAGATCTGGTTCTAGCTCACCAGGCGTCCAAGGACGGTCCATCCGTTTGATTTCTTCTACGCAGTTTAGACATATGGTTTTTAAATTGCGTGGATTGGTATTGTGCTGATTACCATCCACATGATACACCAGCAGTTGACTGGCATAACGTGATCTAAAACTGCAACGATCACAGGCAGGTTTTTTCTTGTAACCTGCAGTCTTCCACCTAGGCTCAGGCGGCCTAACATTACGACTTTTAGCAATGCATTGTCCACACCGATTTCGATAGTGTGCAACTTCGTCACGATAGTAATTGATAGCACAAGGTCGTTGGCGGCATGCAGGGCAAACAGGTCTAATCATGGTATATTTACCACAAAAACCTTTGCCAAAGGCCTTGATTACCTCTTGTTTTTGCCTTTTGATATAAATATTAACAACTAGAAAAAAGGATTTTCACTATGGCACTTTTATCCCCAGGCGTTGAAGTTACAGTTGTTGACCAAAGTCAATATATACCAGCCGCTGTCAACTCGGTTCCTTATATTTTACTTGCCACTGCACAGAACAAAGTATCTGGCACAGGTGTAGGTGTTGCTGCAGGCACACTGGCTGCTAATGCCAACAGAGTGTATTTAATCACTAGCCAACGTGATCTATCTGCAACATATGGTGTTCCGTTCTTTTATAAAACCACAGCTGGCACGCCGATCAACGGGTACGAGCTCAACGAATATGGCCTATTGGCTGCTTACAGCGCATTAGGCATTACCAATCGTGCATACATCCAACGTGTTGATGTGGACTTGTCTGCATTAACAGCTAGTCTAGTTCGCCCAACTGGTACTCCTCCTAACGGAACTTATTGGTTAGATACAACCAACAGCCTATGGGGAATATCTCAATGGAATCAAACCACAGCGGCATTTACTAACCAAATTCCAACAGTGATTGTTGACAGCACACAGCTGGTTGCTAATACAACTCAGCCATTGGCAAGTATTGGATCAATTGGCGACTATGCTATCACAGCAATCAACATCAATACGCCAGGTTACTACAAACGCGGTGGCCCCACAACAAGTCAAACTTCTTCGACTGCGTTGTCTGATGCTTATAATACCTGGGTAGAAGTAGGCAGTGATGACTGGAAAACAGCTTGGCCCACAGTGCAAGGAACCAATTCGGTAACAACACTAACTGCCAATAACATTGTTTATATCAATGCCACTTCTGTTGCAGTTCCGGTTAGTCCTAACAACACACTTGAAGGACTCAGCGACGCTATCAACAGTGCCAACATCACTGGTGTTTATTCTGCATTTGTTGACAGCAAGTTACAAATTTATGCTGACAGCACTACACTGGGTGCTCGTCCTTCTGTGGGCAATGCTACAGGAAACGGAACAGTGGCCACATTGACATTTGCCACTTTGTCACAGGCACCATATGCAGTTGGGTCGTCAATTGTGGTTGCCAACGTTGTTCCTAGCGGCTACAACGGAACATATACAGTAACAGCCTGCGGCAACTCTACAGTGTCATTTGCCAGTACCTATGCCAATGCATACAGCAGTGGTGGAACAATTTCACAACCTGGCGTGGTTTCAGTCCTGCCTGGTGCAAGCGGAACCGCATTGAGTGATGTTGGTATTAGTGCAGGAGTGTATTACCCACCTGCATTCTTGGCTGCTCCTAATTATTCAGCACCACGTTGGAGAACTACAGACACTCAACCAGAACCCACTGGTTCTGTATGGCAACGCACCAACAGTGTAAATCTTGGTGCTAATTTATCACTTAAAAAATACAGCACATTGTTGGGCACTTATGTTCAACAGGCATGTAACATATATTCAAGTTTGTCTGAAGCCACTTACACATTAGATCCATCAGGTGGCGGTAAAAATATTGTGGCCGGAACCACCGTGGCTACAACCAATCCTGAATTTCTTGACCCAGCTATATTGAGTCTCCAGATTTTTGAAAGATATGCTGCTGGAGCAACTGTTGTAACAGGATCTACAGATACACCGGTGGTTACCAGTGCAGATGCATTTTATATTTCTGCTACAATCCCAGGCCAGGCCACTATTGGAACACCAGTATTAGCGACAATAGGTGCATCAACAGTATCTGCGTTCTTAACAGCAGTCAGTGCCGCAGTTGGCTCTTCAACATTTGCATCTTATGTAAGTGCATCTGTTAATAGTGCTGGCGCTATTGTGTTTACTCACAGTGCCGGTGGTACAATTGTTTTAACAGATGCCACTGGAACTCCGCTTGCAGATGCTGGATTTGATACCGACACTGAATTCTGTCGTGCTGGTGAAGGCACTGACTTGATTTTAAGTTACTGGGTAACTGCGCCAACATTCACTTACACAGCCAGCACCACTGGGCCAGATCAAGATCCAGACAATGGAACTTATTGGTATTACTCAGCCACTACACAAGCTGACATCATGATCCAAAACAACGGTGCCTGGATGGGTTATCAAAATGTAACCAACGATGTTCGCGGTGATAATTTGTTAAACACAAATGCTACAGGTCCTATATTCAGTACCACAGCACCTACAACACAAACCAATTCGGCTGCAAGCGCATTGGAATACGGTGATTTGTGGATTGATACCAGTGATTTAGAAAATTATCCATTAATCAATCGTTGGAGTAATATAGATGGTATTGATCAGTGGGTAACCATTGACAACACAGATCAAACAACACAAAATGGTATTGTGTTTGCAGATGCTCGTTGGTCTCCAAATGGTCAGGCCAACCCGGTAACCGGTACACTGCCGTCAATCACCAGCTTGTTAACCAGTAACTACTTGGACTTGGATGCTCCTGAGCCTACATTATATCCACAAGGAACACTGTTGTGGAACACACGTAGAAGCGGATTTAACGTAAAAGAATTCCAAGGTAATTATTTTAACACAACTGATTTTGATGTTCCTATATATGACAGCACTACATCTTATGCGTATAACGACTTTGTTAACTACAATGGTGTAATTTATGTTTGCTTGGATACACCTCCTACGGCAAACGTTCCTCCGACCAACGCTACATATTGGTCTGCATTGACTGCTGAAAACGGTACAGTTAATACCTGGGTCACTGCCAGTGGCAACAGAAATGACGGTTCTCCATACATGGGTCGGTTGGCACAACGTGCTATTATTGTTGCTGCCCTCAAGAGTGGTATTGATACCAGCGTTCAAGCCCGTGAGGAACAGCGTCAGTATAACTTGATTGCTTGCCCACAGTATCCTGAATTAATGACCAACATGGTCGAACTCAATAATGATCGTAAGAACACAGCATTTGTAATTGGCGATACTCCATTGCGTTTAGGACCAGACAGCACTTCACTTGCAGCATGGCATAGTAACAATGACGGTGCTGGATTGGCTACATCCGATGGACAAGGATCGTTTGATTCGTATTTGGGTATATTCTACCCAAGTTGCCAGACTACTGACTTGTCAGGTAGCCCAGTGGTTCAACCACCGAGCCACATGATGATTCGTACAATTATTCGTAGTGATGAAATTGCATACCCTTGGTTGGCACCAGCAGGAACACTGCGTGGTGTTATTGATAATGCCGCACTGCTTGGTTACGTAAATGGTCAAACTGGTGAATTCATAACTATTGGTGTAAGTCAAACTTTGAGAGATGTGTTGTATCAATTGGATATCAATCCAATTACATTTATTCCGGGCATTGGTATCACCAACTTTGGTAACAAGACAGCTACCAACATTTCCAGTGCGTTGGACCGTATCAACGTGGCACGTTTGGTTGCATTTATACGTGGACGCCTACAAGAAATTGGTAATCAATACTTGTTTGAGCCCAACGATCAAATTACACGCAATCAAATCACTAACTCATGCACTAGTTTAATGCTTGATTTGGTAGCAAAACGTGGTATCTATGATTACTTGGTGGTTTGTGATTTAAGTAACAACTCACCGGCCACAATTGATGCCAACGAATTGTATGTTGATATTGCGATCGAACCAGTTAAATCGGTTGAATTTATCTACATTCCGTTGCGTATTCAGAACACTGGATCAATTGCTTCCAGCGTTAGCACAGTGGCTACTGCCGGTTAACATCATGGCCAATACGACCATAAATAAAGTATATAGGAGATAATACCATGGCTGTTTCATCGTTAAGTAGAATGACTGTGCCTTTGGCCAGTAACCAAAGCACCCCAAGTCAAGGCTTGTTAATGCCAAAACTCAAGTATCGCTTTCGCGTTACTTTTCAGAATTTTGGAGTAAGTCAACCAGTTACTGAATTGACCAAACAGGTCATGGATTTCACTAGACCTAGCGTTGAGTTTGCAGAAATTGCACTTCCTATATACAACAGCACGGTTAAGTTGGCTGGAAAATACACATGGGCAGATGCTGTCTGCAACATACGTGATGATGCCAGCGGTGCTGTATCTAGACTAGTTGGCGAGCAATTGCAGAAACAATTGGACTTTATGGAAATGGCGTCAGCTGCTTCAGGCATTGACTACAAGTTCTTAACAGTGTTTGAAGTGTTAGACGGCGGCAACGGAACAGCTGCTCCTGTGGCATTAGAAACTTGGGAACTGTATGGTTGTTATCTCAAGTCAGTCAACTACAATGACTTGAACTACGGAACCAGTGAAGCGGCCACTATTACAATGAACATTACTTTTGATAATGCAAACCAAGTAGCCGGACAAGGTGTTGGCACATTGATTGGACGCACAGTAGGTGACGTGGCATCTGGCGTAGGCCTCTAAAAGATTATGGCCTGGGGTCAGGATTTCCTTCAGGGATTCGTTGGGTTTAATGGATTAAAAGATTATTCTCATGCTTCCAAGACATTCCTACAAAACGGTTATGAAAATACTCCTCGCCAGAAGTTTTTATTTCATGTTTACTTTACTATAAACCGGGCAGTTCCTGCCCTGCAGAATGCTTTTCCTAATGCTGATACAGCAACAATTGGCCTTATGGTCAAAACAGCACAATTGCCCAGTTATCAAATGAGTGTTGACACACTCAATCAGTATAATCGCAAACGACTAGCACAAACAAAAATTGAATACCAGCCTTGCGTATTTGAATTTCATGACGACGGCAGCGATTTGATTCGCAACATGTGGTATAATTATTTTCAATACTACTACAAAGATCCTAGCCAAGCATATGACAACGTAACTAATCAAAATGGTCAAATGGCCGCTGTAATTGGCACACCTGCCGGGTTTAATTACAATGCCAGAGATATTTATAATCCAAGTCAAGTGGTCAACGACTGGGGCTACATTGGCGAGAGTTACAGCAGCGGAGTTCCACTCAGTGGAGCCGGCAATACCAAACCTCCTTTCTTTAGAGATATCCGCATTTATGGAATGAATCAACACAAGTTTGCTGAATACATACTAATCAATCCAATGATCACTGATTGGACTCACGACACCTACGACTACAGTCAAAGCTCTGGTATTATGAGTCACAAAATGACTGTGCGATATGAAACAGTCAAATACTACACCGGAGCCATTGGCAAAGCCAGACCTGACACCAACGTGGTAGGATTTGCAGATCCTGCTTACTATGATACCGTTCCAAGTGCATTGGCCAGACCTGGCAGCACACAAACAGTGCTAGGCCAAGGTGGATTACTTGATGCTGGCATTGGTATTGTTGAAGATCTAGCCAGCGGTGGCGTAATGAATCCCATTGGCGCGGCTCAAAAGGCCTTGACTGCATACAATACATTTAAGAATGTCAATCTCAGAAGTGTAGTCAATGCTGAAGTCAACCAAGCAGTCAACAGCACTATACGTGGCGCATTGCCTGGAATAATTCGTGGTGCAAGTTCGAGTCCGTTAAACTCACCCCTGGGCATACCTACACAGCCGGTGACCAATGGTAGCGGTGGCATATTCTTTCCTACACCACCAGTGTCGACTCGATCAACTAATTTTAATCCTAGCCTGTCTGGAGGAACGTAATCGTGACCACAGTCAATAGTACCAACTATTCAATTGATCAAACTGTTAGAATCTTTGACCAATTTTACAATTATGATACCAATATACCCGCTGCTGAGTTTGATGCGGTGTTGAGCTATTTTAAAAGCGTGTTCCTTACTGATACTGCCGCACAAAATATGACCAGCAGTTTGTTTAGAGTAGCAGAGTTTAGCAATACCAATGTGTTGGATCTATTACAAACATTTCAGCAAGGCGGATCCAGTGAGCCTGAAGTAACCATCTTAATGGCCTATTATCTCAATACCATACGCAGTCCTGCTACCTTGTTGGGTGTCTTAGCACCTTCTACGCCTAACTTTTATACGGCAAGAAATATCAGGGCTTGATCATGCCCAACTTTCGTCAAGGTCCATACACAGTAAAAAATGTTGCCAAGTATGTGGGCAAAGGTACTCCCAAATATAGATCTGGGTGGGAACTTACTTTTATGATGTTTCTGGATTCAAACGACAATGTGCTACAATGGGCCAGCGAAAGCATTCGCATACCGTATCGTAATCCACTCACTGGCAAGCAGAGCATTTATATTCCAGATTTTTTAGTGACCTATCGTGGACGCAACAATACTACCATTGCTGAACTGATTGAAATCAAACCCAAAAAGCAAAGCCTACTTGAAAGCCGGGCGTCAGACCGAGATCGTGCTATTGTGGCACTGAACTATGCCAAGTGGGATGCCGCCACCAAATGGGCCAAACGCAACGGGCTTACATTCAGGGTTATCAACGAAGACATGATTTACCATCAAGGCGGCAAGAAATAATACCGTAATAGTCTGGCGGTAAATATGGTATGACACGCAAATTAGAAGAGCTCTTTGATTTTCCGCCTTCGGAACAGCCCGAAGCAACTCCTACTGTTGAGCAAACCCGAACCCAACTAGCCGAGATTGACGCCACTATAGACAAAATAGATGCGGCCCTGCCCACAGTGCGCGACTTGGAAACTGGAGATCAAGAGCTAGACGACTTGGCTTCAAAAGCACAAGAAACATTTGACAATCTAATGGATCTGGGCTTCAATGTGGACAGCCGCTACTCAGGTGAAATCTTTGCTGTAGCCAGTAGTATGTTGGGTCATGCACTCACAGCCAAAACCGCCAAGCTGAACAAAAAATTAAAAATGGTCGATTTGCAGTTGAAAAAATTAAAAATGGACCAAGACCAACGCCGTAATGCACCAGAAGAAGCAATGGAAACAGCGCATGGACAAGTGCTGAGTCGTAACGATTTGCTGGAACGTTTGATAGCCTCCGGCGCACAAAACAATAACAAAGCATAAATATCATATAGGGATACTAAGATGAAAAATTTTCAACAATACCTCGCAGAAAGCGAAAGAACTTACAATTATAGGATCAAAATTGTAGGCGATGTTGCACCTGATTTTATCAAACAGTTGGAAGAACGACTCAAACAGTTTGATGTAGTAACAATCAGCAAGCCACGGACCACTCCGGTACAGCTTAAACCGGCTGACTTCCCCAAGCACAGCAACGACAGCGTGACCAGCATGGACGTAGAATTCCGCTATCCAGCAATTGAGCCACAAATCAAAGAAATTGCTCAACTGCTATTCTTAGATCCAAATAGAATTATCATGTTGACTACACCACACGAAGAAGGTATGGATAGTGAGCGTGCTAAGGTTGAAACTGAAAATAAAAATTTGTTAACGGATACAGATTATCCTGCACCCGATGCAGAACAAAAAGCCTTGATTAAAGATTACAGTGCTCCATACAACAAACATGCGGTATTAAAAAACGCATACCGTAGTGATTTCACTGTAGCTGGTGGTAAGACACCACCTGCAAAAACAACAAATGATTTACCAATGGACAATACAAGTCCAATGACCAACATAAAACGCCCACCACGTCCAGCCACTGGTGCCAACCCAAGAGGATAACAGAATGACATTTTTTTACGACCTAAACAAAAGACTGGCCCAATTGGCTGACAAACAAGACGCTAAACAGATCAGCGAAGATGCCAAAGCTGTTGCTCCAAAGAGCAAGTTGGCTCAAGCACTAAACGAGCGTGACATGGGCAAACACAACAACGCCACTACAGGTTTTGCGGCCCTGGCCAAGAAAGCCGGCAAAGAGTATGGTAGCAAAGCCGCTGGTGAGCGTGTGGCAGGTGCTGTCAAGGCCAAGATGGCCAAAGCAGGCAAGTTAGAAGAACTAAGCCCTGCAACAATTCAATCAGCGGCCGCAAAGCGTGATGCACAAACGCCGGATCAAATGTCACCGGCTACACAACGTAAAGATATAATGACACATTTATCTAATCGTGTCAAGATGAATAATCGTCCTGGCATGACTGAAGAAGGCATGTGCCCGGCCTGTGATTGCTCACCATGCGAATGTGATAGCATGGAAGAATCAGCGTTTCAAGCAGCCATTGGCAAAAAGAAATATGGCGATGCGGGTATGAAGGCACTACAAAAAGCTGGCCGTGAGCATGCCAGTGACAAGACCATGAGCAATATTCGCAATCGCTATGACAAGTATGATGAGAGTCAGGGTATGACTGATGAAGGCAATGCATTTAGCAAAGCTGTAGTTGATGCCAAACGAGATGGCATCCAAAAAGGTGAAAAGATTCGTGTGGGTGGCAAAGAGTTGCCACTGAAAGAATTAGATATGCGATTACTCAAAGGCGCACAAGGATCAATGAAGGGTAGTAATACCGACAGCGAAAGCGAACGCAACAAGCACAAAAAGTATGGCTATCGCAGTGACCGTGATGATACTGGCAATGACGATGACTATGATGAACACGGCAACTTGAAGAACAAGAAAAAATCTGCCGTATCAGACGGTCCTAAGAAAAAAGGACGTCCTGCAAAAGAAAAACGACCAGAACGGGTTACAGCCAAGAGTTACAAATACAAAAGCGGCCGTCCAACCAAGACCAAAGAAGATCTTGACAGTGATGGTGTTATGATGACTCGCCCCAGCAACATGAGCAGTGAAGGAATGGACAGAGCCGAGTATGATGACGAGGCCGGAATGACCAAAGACTCATTGCATACTATTATGCGTAACGCTAGAGAACTTGAAAATGCCTTGCGCGGCAATGAGAACTTGCCAGAATGGGTGCAAGAAAAAGTCGGACAGATCAAAGGCATGATGAGCAGTGTTACTGATTACATCCTTAGCACACACGAGCGTGATGCTGAACAGCACATGGGCCGCGAAGGTATCACTGTTATTCCTGAAAATGCCAACTTCTCTGGCAGTGAAATTCAACAAGCATATCGCCTGGCCATGATGCTCAAAGCATTCATCAAGGATCCAGACGGAATGAAAGCTCAAGCGGATCTGATCAAACTGCTCCGATACAAGTTGCAGCAAAGCAACGATACAGCAGGCAGTATGGATCAACTAAAAGAAAAATCAGTCAGTCAATCACAGGCACGTATGATGGCCGGAGCTGCACATAATCCTAAGTTTGCTAAAAAAGTTGGAGTAGCTACCAAAGTAGCCAAAGAATTCAACCAAGCAGACAAGGGCAAAGACATCAGTAAGTTGCCTAAGAAAGTCAAAAAGACCGACGAAGCCAACGATGGCAACTTGGCCAACAATGCCAAGCCCTACGACAAAGTCACACAGGGTGATGTGGTTGCTGGACGCTTGGGCAAAGACGAGCAAGGCGGCAAGGCCAAAAAAGCCAAAGAAGAAAAAGTTGATGAAACAACAGTGTCAGGATCAGTAGCCACTGCAACTCCAAGCGGCAAGCCCAGCAAAGGCATGCAGTTTGGCAAAGGTGTTTACGAAAGCCTCAACAATTCAATTGAAAAGATGATCACTGAAAGTATTTCCATTGAATCCAAGATGCAAGAATGTGGTGACGGTGAAATGGCGCCTGCAATTACTATCACTGCCGACGGTGAAGAAGCAGCCAAGTTGATGATGTTGTTGAAGTTGGCTGGACTTGAGAGTCAAATTCCTTCTGCCTGCCCAACATGTGGTGGTAGCCCATGTGGTTGCGATCAAATGGTAGATGAAAACGCACCAGACTGGCCAACCAACACAGAAACATTAGATGCAGATCCTAACTTACGCACTTACTCGGGTGGATTGAATGGTCCTAAGAGTACCGGTCAATCAACCGTGCCAGTATTGGCCAGCCAGTTACGTCGTCAAGCCAGTATGGAAGAGTCAGTGGCACTTGAGCGTAGTTTGTTCAAGACCTGGAAAAATTATAAAGGTTAATCAAAATGGCCGTTCAAGTAATCAACACCGCAGGCAATGTAGCCTGGACCACAGACAAAGCAGAAATCAATGCCATTAGCAATGATGTTACCTATCAGGTCAATATCACTGCACTGGGCACAGCCAACGCCGTGGGTAACTTGTATGCCAATGTGGTCAGCGTTCCTACTGGCACAACACAAGAAATCTATGTTGGTGCAGGTAACTATCTTATCATGGTTGGAACCACCTTTACTGTAAGAGCATTAGGCACACAAAGTTCAGCACAATACAGCGTATTCAACTCTGCAGGTGCATAATCATGCGAGCTTCTGAGTTTCTCATTGAGAAACAAGTTGGCAAGATTGGTAACCGCCGCCAGGCTGGAACTCGTGGACTTACCAAGTTTCGCGATCATGGCGGGTATGATCGCACCTATGAATTAAATCGTGTTATGATGGCTGTGGCCTGTGCTGACGGCACTGGTTCTCCATTAAATCTAGACACAGAATCCTGGTCCGGACGTTACAACACAGCACACCCTTATACCGATGAAGAAGCAGCTATGCTGAAACAGGCTTTACAAGCCACCGGCAGTGAAACGCACGATCTCAATGCAGGTGATAATCGCAGTCAAGAAGTAGAATCGACACACACTCATAGCCCAGTGGTGGCGTTCAAAGGATACCCACGATGAGAGCCCGAGAGTTTATCACTGAAGAAAAAACCTTACCGCCGGAGCAAGCAGATCCTATGAATCATGTGTTTGTGTTACCAGGAGTGCAATCCAGCGACCCATATCAAATCTATAGACTGGGTGTGGCCATGGCCCGAGCCAGAAGTGACATTGGCTCAGATAAAATTCCATACATGCCTGAGTGGAGTTCAGAAGCAGCATTTGGCGAGGATGCTGTGATTGCAGGATTTAATGCCAGTGTTGAACCAATAATTGATCAAGCATTAAAAATGATAGGACTGCCCGATAAAAAAATACAAATAAGCACCCCCAACAGTCTAGAGCCAGCATCAGTAAATTATCAGAGTCCAGTAACAGGCTTTAAAGGCTATCCAAGATGACAAAATTATTGTTTGTATTACTGTTTACTCCGATATTAGCTCTAGCGCAAATCAATCAACATTGTCCACAGTTTACAGTGAACGGCACTCCTGCTTATCAGTCACAGCCAGGCGATCAAGAGTTGTGCAAAACAAACTATGCTGTAATTCATCGTTGTAATGTCAAAGCTCCTGTGGCAGTATTTGAACACCTAACAGTGGCCACAATGTCGGGTCCTGCTAAACGCCGGGACAACTTCCGTCCAGATCCAGAAGT